CCTACGCTACGGTGGTGCGGTCAGCATCAGCAACGCGGGGGGAAGTCGATGGCTCCTCTTCCCTCCGCCTTGCTATTTCCAGAATCTGATGAACCCGTTGGCGTGATAGACCATAGGTCTCCCCAATGACTTGCAAGGTCACACCACTTGACCGCATCGCCACAATCTCAGTGTTACGGCCTGACTTAGACTTAGGACCAGGCTGGAGAACCCAAGCCCAATCTGCGCGGCCTTCAAGAGCAATGATCATGTCTTGCTGTAGCTCGCCTAGGCGGTAGTATGTGCGAATCGAGGATACCCACCGCCCTAGTGGTACGGTGCCCTCCATGTGCTTCACGGGGACCCTAGCGGTGCCTTCTCGGTCAATGTAGGTATCAAGTGCTTCTAGGTACTTTGTTGCTTTGTTTAGTGATTTCATACTGCCATGTTACATCACCTAGATGACTTTGTAAAGCCATACCGCAGCATCAACTTGACAACCCCTGTTTCAACATATACAATACCCCCTACAACAAACGAAAAGAGCCAAATGGAATTCATCCTAGCTGAACTAAACAACGAAGAAACGCAATCATCAGCACTCGTAGTCGCCGCACCAAAAGCAGAAGACTCCAGACAAAAAATGATTGCCTACCCCACACCCCTAACCCCAGACTACGAAATGCGATTCATCATCGCCATCGACGACAACATCGTCAACGACGTAATCGAACGAGACGCAGAAAACGGTGACACACAATCATGGGATCGCATGATGGAAGCAGCCTGCTCCCTCGCCCAACACAACACCGAAACCCAACTCAAAGCAAAACAATGGTCCATCCACGAACAGGACAACAAAAATGACTACAACGAATAAAGAAACACAAGAAACACAAGACACCAACCAACACGTCGCAACCGTATTCGAATACTGGGTCTCCAAAACATGGACAGGCCGCGGCGTCTACCCCGTACTCTCAGAAAAGCGACGCAAACTAATCCAACGCTGCATCAAAACCTACGGATTCGAAGCAGCCCTAGCAGTAGTAGACGGAGCCATAGCCTCAGACTGGCACACAGGGTCAAACCCAAGTGGCAAACGCTACCTCTCCATCGAACTACTCTACCGAGACGCAGAACACATCGAATCGTTCGTCGAAAACGCAGAAGAAGCCAACGGAGAACCCTTCTAATGAACAAAGAAGAAACAGTCGCAATCGTCGAACGCGTCTGGGCATCATGGGGATCACGACCCGAAAACCCAGAAGAACGCAAACAAACCTACGCCGCATGGTTCGAAATCCTCAGCGACATCGAACGGGACCTCGTAGCACAAACTGTCAACGACCTCATCACAGCAGACGGCTACAAGCCCCGACCAGGGACAGTACGCCGCAAAGTGCTCCTCAAAGGCAGAGAAGCCCCGACAAAGGCCGAAGCATGGAACGAAGCGCAGAAGCTACGCCAGTCGCTCCTCACCGGGAACAACGCCCCGGCAGTCCACCCGCTCACTCTAGCTACAATAAATAAGATTGGGTCCGTAGCGGATCTCAACACCGGGGCTGACCGAGAGTTCTTCCTCAACACCTACACCGAAACCGTAAACACCTGGGAAGCAGAGATAACGGGACTATGAATCCAATAGACACAGTACTAGGCAGCCTCCAAGGAGTGAAAAAAGTTGGAGATACAGCCTGGTCCGCAAAATGCCCATGCCGTAACGACGACGACAACCCAAGCCTTTCCATCGGGATCGGCAAAGATAACAGGGTTCTACTTAACTGCCACCGGGGAAACGGTGGCTGCGACACCAACCAAATCTGCGACTCAATAGGACTAACTATGACAGACCTTTACGAAAAGAAAAACGAGCCACGAGAAACCCTCACCCTCACCAACACCTACCTGTACACCGACGAACAAGGCGAAGTCCTTTTCCGGAAACTCCGATTCAAAGACAGCGCAGGGAAAAAAACTTTCCGGCAACAACACCCCGAAGCAGGCGAATGGGTCTCAGGCAGAGCCGGGGCTGACCCCGTCCTATACCGCCTACCCGCAGTCAAACAAGCGATCTCCGACCGTGCCGACATCTGGGTATGCGAAGGCGAAAAAGATGTCGACGCAGTAACCGAAGCGGGACGGTGCGGAACAACAATGCCCGACGGGGCTGGCAAATGGAAACCAATCCACACAGCCGAGATCGCCGGGGCTCGCCGGGTAGTCATCGTCGCAGATAACGACCCCATCGGGACTGAGCACGCATGGGCTGTACACGACGCCATCGTCGGGGCTGTCGAGAAAGTTATCGTCGTCTCAGCCCCGCAAGGCAAAGATGCTTACGATTTTATTCACGTCTACCGGGGCGACCTAGCCGACATGGCACCGCTCGCACGCCCCGGAGAAACCCAAATTGAAATCCCTACCGGGACTGACGAGTTCAGTGAGATCGCCAGGGGGATCGCTGATCTTGTAAATTCCGAAGCCCCGCTCACATCCAAATTGATGAGAGCTAGGAATCTGATTGATCGTGCCGAGGTGGATGGCATTCAGCAGGGTGGCAGGCTTGTCGCTTGGACTGATTTCGTAACCGAAGTTGAAGACGATAAGTATGATTGGGTTATCCCAGGGGTTCTTGAACGACAGGAACGGGTTATTGTTGTCGCCGCTGAAGGTGTAGGTAAAACAACTCTTGCTCGTCAAATTGCGATTTGCACCGCAGCAGGGATTCAGCCGTTCACCCGATCGGGGATGGCTCCTATCAAAACACTGTTTGTCGACCTTGAGAACCCTGAAAGAATTATCAGGAGAATGTCCAGGCAGATTGTCGCAGCAGCAGAACACTACCGGCCCCACAAAGGCGCACCAATCAACGCCCACCTGTTAATGAAACCCGACGGGATGAACCTGCTCGAAGCAGCAGACCGCATCCTCCTAGAAGAAACCATTGAACGAACCCAACCAGACCTCCTAGTCCTGGGGCCCCTGTACAAATCGTTTATCGATCCAGGCGGCAAAACATCCGAATCGGTCGCAGTAGCCGTAGCGAAGTACCTTGACTACATCAGGTGGACATACGACTGTGCCCTCTGGTTAGAACACCACGCCCCGCTCGGTGGATCTGGCGGTAGGGACATGCGCCCCTTCGGTTCGGCTGTGTGGTCCCGCTGGCCTGAATTTGGTTTGACGATCGAACCCGATTTGAGTTCGGCTGAGGTAAACCATTTTAAGATTGGTACTTTCCGAGGGTCTCGGGACGTCCGTCATTGGCCTACCAAAATGAGGTGGGGTTCGACACTGCCGTTTGAGGCGCTGGAGTATTCGACAGCGCCCAACAATTGATGTAAACTCTGATCATGTCTGACGCCATGTCAAGAGAATTCCTCGCAGAGCGGGATCTCATGATCCTCCAAATGAAAAAAGCCGGAGCATCAGAATCAGAAATCGCCAAAAGATTCCGCATCTCAATCGGCGCAGTCAAATCCGCGTTACAACGCCAACTAGAACAACTCAACCGGCAAGCCATGCTCGCCTATCCAGAAGTCCTACGAATGGAACTAGAACGCCTGGACTCCCTCCAGAAGGCCCTGTGGCCCCTCACACAGATGAGACGGGTAACTACCGACGACGGCTCCGAAGTCACGTTAGAACCCGATATAAGGGCCACACAGCAAGTTCTGGCGATCATGGCGAGCAGAGCAAAACTTATGGGACTAGAACAAGCATCCAAAATGGACATCAGAGTCGACGTACCCCAAGTCAACACACCCCAACTACACGGGGCTCAACAAGCAGAAAGCATCACAGCTTTCAGCCCCGAGAACGAAGCAAGACAACTACTCAAACTTATGATCCAAGCCGGAGTGATGGACGACTCCGCCGAACACCTACTCGAACTCGAAGCCCCGGCAGATGTAGAAGACGCCGAAATTGTAGAACAAGTAGAACAAGAGGAAACATGAGCCCCGACGACCCCACCATCTACAACGACAACATCGGCCCCGCAATGGACAAAGTCGCCGAAACCCTAAACCCCACCATAAGCAAACCAGGCAAAAAAGGCAGCCCCGCCCAAGCACAAATCCTCGTAAGAGTCACCACAGAAACCAGAGACCGCTGGAAACAAGCCGCAGAACACTCCGGCAAACCAGTCTCAGACTTCATCAGAGACCTCGTCAACGGGGCCGCCGACGAAATCCTCGACTGCTCCCACCCACAAAACATGAGACGCTGGAACATCCGCCACGAATACTGCCTCAAATGCGGGAAACAACTCCGATGATGCCCCGCAGACCAGGCCGACCCCCAGAAGCCCCGACAAAAGAAATCTGTGCGATAACCCTGAGAGTCCCGGCAGCAGTCAAAACACACCTGATAGAACAATCAGAAGCCCTGGATATTTCAATTAACGAATATATGATTATGCTTATAGAGCGTTCTAGGTGAGTCGGGTCCCTGAGAGGGCTACGACCGAAGGGCAAGTGTACCTACAGATCAGACTACCTGGGAAGCTTAAGAACCAGGTCATCGACAACGCTGAGAGCTCAAACGTCAGCCTCAACGCCTGGCTGTTGCAAGCCATCCAGAACATGCTCAGAGACGGCATGCCCGCACCAGCACCCCTGGCTCCGTTGCCTACGCATGTGGATGTGCTGAGGGCGTACTTATCTGGGGAAACTCTTATGGGCCCCTGTGGTCAGTTGGCCACCGACTGTGACGCTGTGAACGGTAACAGGTTGACAGCTGATATGAGCTGTCAATGGTGCCAGACATGCGGCATCCGTCTCACCTGAGGACTCGCATAGTTTTCACCTGTGTAAACATTCAGTACCGTTAACATCTCACTCACAGTGACCAAACCGAACTTACCCGCCCGTGGCCCCACCCCATAAAACCACACACCGTCACAAAAACCCACACAC